ATCAACAAAGAAATAGAATTGAAGAAGACCGCAAACGTGCTGAACGCAATGAGCGTAATGAAGCACTAACAAAACTTCTTGTAAAGGGCGGTGAGCTTATTGGTAATCAAGTATTAGCCAATAAAACTTTAGACTTTATGAACTCCACTGAACAACGAAGTGCTAAAGCATTGGCCGTTAGAGCAGATGATAATGTTGCGTATGCACAAGGTATTTGGAGTCAAATAGAAGAAAGTGATAAAACTGCCAAAGAGTTTATGATGGACAGAGTTGATGGCCTAGCTAGAGCAAAATTAAATTCAGAATCTCCTAAGTGGATGGAAAATTTAGACGATTATGAAAGTATTTTATATAAGCGTAAGTCAGAACTAGCCGATTTGCAATTAGAACAATTAAGGGCGGCTAGAGATATTTACGAAGGCAAAGACATGAACAACTTTGAAAATCGTTTAGACATGGTTAGAAAACAATATGGCCCTGCTAACAGTGTAGGAGACTTTATAACTTCTAAATTAGCTGGTGCTTTTGATGGTAAATCAAAAGAAGATGTAGATAGAGAAGAGTTGCTGGCCTTTAGAGATTTTATTGACGATCAAGAAGAAGGAAGCAAGGCATACTATGCAAAAAAACTTCAGCTTATAGTTGAGAGCCTTGAAGAAGTAGGTGATATGGCAACTTCTAAGGCTTATGCTGATAGTATGATGTTACGAGAACCGGCTCCAGAAGAAAGAATAGTTAAACAAACAAAAAGAACAGTACAGGTTGTAGACGATCAGGCTTTTGTTGTTGAATCGACAGCAACATATGATCCTGCTAGTCGTTTTGGAATGGATAAACCTATAAACATCGATGAAAAAATAACAGGCAATGCACAAGATTTAAGAAGTGACTCTGACATAGTAAAAGTTGCGATGGACAGTTTTGACATAGCTAAATGGGTAGACGATAATTTTACAGACGCCGCAAAAGCTGAATTTCATAAAGTAACTGCACTAGCAGGACACGCTCTATCTAATATAAAAACTTTAGAGCAGTATAATGCGTTAGCAACAACCTTTGATTCTTTTGCTTCTGTAACAAGAAACTATAAAAATAAAAGGGCTGATGAATTTTATAACTCTATGCTAAAAGTTTATTTTGAACAAGTTGGCTATGGAAAAATGTTGACTGTTATGAAGCAAAGAAACTCTACCAATGCCACTGAAAGGGCAAAGGGAGAGGCCGCATATTTACGGCTCATGCAAGATTTTGGCGAGTTTAATGTGACGGCCAATCAAGTGGCTGATTTAATGGCAGAGCTTGGAGGAAGTGAAGATCCACCCCCACCAGCCACTACAACAGATGCAGAAATTGTATCAACACGCACTGTAGATAGTAATGTTCGCACAGAGGGTAGAGGGATTGGAGGAACGAAGCCTGCTCCTAGACCAACTTCAACACCTACTATATCCCCACAAATAACAGATCAAGCAACTTTTGATGCTTTAACGGGTAATGAAAGACAGTTTGCTTTAAGCCTTTTAGAATCAGATACAGAAGCTTCTTTATTTGAAAAATTTAGAAGTGGTATATCTCTGATTGGCGATTCTGAAATAAATGTTGGGGCAAGCCCAGAATACAAAGAAATGATTAAAAGAAAATATGGCATAACTCTATGACACAATATATTTCAACAGTAAGGCTTCCTTCTGGAGAAGTTGAGGTTGAGCACGATGAAAATGCTAGTGCTGAAGAAATAAAAGAATTGGCTTTACAGAAAGAAAAAGAAGCAGAATATCTGCGCGACTTTTCTGTGTCTAAAACCCCAACTGAAACTTTGTTAGATCAAGAGCCTATAGAAATAGAAGAGCCTGAAGAAGAAGACTTGGCGGCAGACTTAGTTCAAGCTGTTGCAAGACCATTTACAGGGCTTGGTGGATTAGCCGTTGATGCCGTTAATTTAGCAGGAGATTTAGTAGGTGTTGATGAAGACATAATATCTGAAGACAAAAGCGATGCGTTAAAAAGATCGTTTATACAAAGAATTGGAAGTGTTGCGGGTGTTAGGTCCGATAGAGTTTTAACAGACGATAATGAATATAGAGACACAACAACCTTAACAGGCGATATAGCTACTGTAGCGCCGTATTTTATTGGCGGTGTTGGTGTTGCTAAAGGTATTGCAACCGTTGCTCCTAAGCTTCCTGCACTAGTAAATGGCGCTTTGAGTGGCCTAACCATAGACCAAGTTCTTTATCAAAAAGGTGAAAATACTATTGCAGGAGATGTGTTTGAGCCTGAAGGTTGGGAAGAAGGAACCTTTAAAGACATTGTAGAATTTATGTCTGTAGATGAAGATGATTCTATATTAGAGGCTCGTGTTAAACTAGCACTAGAGGGCTTGGCTATTGGTGGTTCTTTAGAAGGTGTTATACGAGGCGTAAAAGGTTTAAACAATTTTCGTTTAAACCGATCAGCAAGTGTCCGTGAGCAATCAGAGGCCGCTCTTCAGCATTTAAAAGAATCAAGACAAACAGCAGAAGTAAACAAACTTAATGTACATCAAGATATAGAGTTTTCTGAAACTCCTAAAGGGCTTGCTCAGATAGAACAACAAAATAGGGGCAAGTTTAAATACATTCATCGTTTTTTAAATCAAGTTTTTAAATCACGCGGATACTTTACGCCTAGTGCATACAATGCTTTTCGGAGTAAAGAGTATGCAGAGCGACAACTAGTAAGAGAAGCTGAAAATATTGCGACACGTTTAAATAAAGCTTTAGATAATCTTTCAGTTGATAAGGTTCCAGATCAACAACGCCTTAATGATGCACTAACTGCAAAACCTGAAGACTTAGAGTTTGCGCCAACGGCTACAAAAGAAGGAAAGGCCGAATGGATTGCGGCAGATTTTAACTTACCTAAAGAAGTAGCAATTGAAATTGTAGAGGCGCGTGAGCTTATTGATGGGTTATCAGCAAGGCTTGCTAACTCTAGCATTCCAAACGAAGAATTTAGAGAAATTATTTTAGAAAATTCTGGTGAGTATATTAGAAGATCATATCGTCTTTTTGAAGATGTAAACTTTAAACCTGATGAAAATTTAAAGCTTAATGTTATTAACAGGCTGGCTCAATCATATCAAGCCGCTGATGAAGCTTTAACAGAAAACCAAGCTTTTGAACTAGCATTAGGAAAAGTCAATAGAATATTAAATAAAAGAACAGATATGGCTGGCTTAGATCACTACGCCAAAGCTGTAAAAGTTAATAAAGAAATATTGACGGGCAAAAAAGAAATTGATGCTGATATTCGTCGGTTGATGGGTGAGATTACTGATCCTGCTGATAATATTCTTTTAACGGTAGGTAAAATGGCAAGGCTGGTTGAAACCAATCAGTTTGCAGATAACCTATTAAATATGGGTAAAAATAAATATATATTCGATGATGCGATAGAGCGCAATGGCGTAGACTATGGAGTAAAAATTACTGGTACTAACTCAGGGCTAGACGGTAAATTTACAACTCAAGAAATGGCTACGGCTATTGCAGGGCGACAATCTCATTTTGATATTTATGATACTTCTTTAGTAAGAAGCTATGCCCAACTTAAAGGCACTTCACAAGCTATGAAAACAGTAGGGAGCCACATAACTCATTTACGGAATGTGTTGGGTGGCGCACAGTTTGGTCTAGCCAACGGTATTAATCCGTTTTTTAAGGCGGGTGAAACAAGACAAATACTCGCTAATGCAATTCGTAATAAAGGCGAGGCGGGTTTAGATGGTTTGTATGAAGAGTACTTAGGTCTTGGCGTAATAAATACTAACGTAAGGATAGGTGAATTTAGAAAACTCATGCAGGCTGGGTCAGAGCTAGATGGTAGTCCTAGACAATTCTTTGAGCGTTTAAAAGGCTATGGCGCTGGTAGAGTAGCTGGCAAAGTTTATAAGGGCGCAGAAGATTTGTATATGGCTACTGACGATTTTTATAAAATCAATGCGTTTGAAAGAGAACTCAAAACTTTAAAAAAAGCAAGACCCGATGCTAATATAAATGATCTAAAAAGAGAAGCCGCAGAAATTGTACAGAATACTCTTCCTAATTATGACAGGGTTCCTCCCGGCGTCAAGTCTTTGCGTTATTTGCCTATCGGTAGTTTTGTTTCTTTTCCAGCAGAAATTTTAAGAACTTCTACAAACATTGTTAAACAAAGCTCAAAAGAAATTGTAGAGGGACTAACAACCGGAAACGGGGCGTTGTTTCAACGGGGCGCTCAACGGCTTACTGGCTTTACAGCTTCTATGAGTGCGTGGAAGGGTATGTCTGTAGGAGCAGGAATGCTTGCAGGACTATCTCAAGAAGAACAAGATTCTATTCAAAAGTCTTCGCACACACCTTGGTCAAAAGCCACAAGGATTCCTATCCGTTTAGCAGATGGCACTTTATTTGTTGCTGACACACAGTTTTTAGATTCATACAGCACAATAAAAGAGCCTGTTGAGGCCGTAATGCACCTTATCATGGAAGGACAGTTAAAGGGCGATGAGTTAGACGCTTATCTAGCAGAGGCTGTGGGCACATTTACAGAAACAGTTTTACGTCCATATGTAGGTCAGTCTATTATTACAGAAGCAATCACTGATATAGGCTTTGCTTATTTTGATGATGCTGGCAGAACTCCTGACGGCGAACAAATTTTTGCGTCTAATGAGAGCGCGACACAAAAGGCAATAAATGCTTTTACACGTATTGGTGACTCTATGGTTCCCGGCACTGTTAGCTCTGCCTTTAAATTTGCGGAGATTGACGATAGAAGAGCCGCTACTGGAACTACAAAGGGCGACTATAGAGCAGAATTAGTAGCTAATTTTACAGGCATTAGATTTACAAAGCTTGATCCTGCCGACAAACTTTTTTATTCAGCAAGAAATTATTTAAGTGAAAAAAGAACGTATTTAAAGTCCACTCCAGACTATGAAATGGATGCAGACAAAATTATAGAAAGAAAAAGAAAAAATTTAAAAAGTAGTTATGAAGCGCAACAAGACCTTTACTTGCAGTTTATAGCCGCAGAAGATCTTATAGGCACTGATAGAGCTTATGAAATGTTGAGAAATGCTGGATTAAGCCAAGACGGTGCAATCGCGCTTATGAATAATTCTTACTATGATTCTACTTGGGCTGATCAGAATATGGAAAATATTTTGAAAATGCCAGAAACAAGTGATGAAATGCAACGAGTTATTGGAGAAGTAACGGACCTCCAATACAAGTATCGTATGACGGATTTAATACCTGTTGAAGAAGATGATAGGGCAGAGCGAGCAGATCGTTTATCAAGAGCTAAGGGAGGGGTAGTGCTAAACGTCCCTCAAGCTCCTATAGAGCCTGACGAGCGCATAGACAAGATAACAGGACGCCCCTACAACGAGCAGGCTGGAGAGGCGTTTACAGACGAAGAGGATCGTATAGGTATTAGAAGGCGTCTTGCAAAGGGCGGTAAGATTGACAAAAAGAAAATGAAGTGTAACAAGCCTCGACGCACACCTAACCATCCTAAAAAGTCTCATGTTGTCAAAGCCTGTGAAGGCGGTAAAGAAAAGATTATTCGTTTTGGTGAGCAAGGTGCTAAGACTGCTGGCAAGCCAAAGTCTGGTGAGTCTAAGCGCATGAAGGCCAAGCGTAAGAGCTTCAAAGCCCGTCATGGTCGCAACATCAGAAAGGGCAAAATGTCTGCGGCGTATTGGGCTAATAAGGTGAAGTGGTAACGATATGGCTGTATCTTGTCTTAGAAGGCGGGACAGCCATTTATGTTGGTCGCACAGTGACACCAGCAAAGGCGTGTATATACAAAGAATATCATAACTCTGAATCAGAAAAGCGTTATACTTTCTATATACATATATTAGGTAATTGTCCACCGTATGTCAAATATGATCACACTCCATAAAGTAGTTTGGCACGATGCCTCTGGCGGCTCTAACGCAGGCTGGAGAGATCTTAGTGAACTCAAACAGATTACAGCGGCTATAGCTGTATCGTCAGGCGTTATCATACACGAGGACGATGATCTTCTTATCATCTGTCCACACATATTATTAGAAGATGGTCAAGTCGTACAGGGCGATGCAGAGATAGCTATTCCAAAGGCTTGGATAATTTCAAACGAAAAACTATTAGCGTTCCCAGCAGGAGATTAAAATGGCATTAAAGAATACAATGGGGCAGATTTTTCAAGTAATGACAAAGCTTAGCCCTACAGGTCAAATTATAAGGAATTTAAATCGCTCTGGTTTTAATCCACCTCTTTCTCCAACACCAAACACTCCCTCACTTTCTGGTGGGCCAAAAGGAGGACGAGGTGGAAAAAGTGGAGGTATTAGTATAAGTGAACTAGAGCGTAAACATCCTTTAGCGCAAGCTGACAAAGGAAAAGCTCAGTATTCTAAAGGCGGTAAGGTTTCATACAAGTCTGTATTTGAGATGGAGTGAACATGAAAAGTATATTTGATCTAGAGCGACAAGCCTACAACAAGGGCGGTAAAAGCCGTGTCAACGAGGCAGGCAACTATACCAAACCCACCATGCGTAAGAATCTTTTTAACAAGATTAAGGCTGGGGGTAAGGGCGGTTCTCCGGGCCAATGGAGTGGACGTAAAGCCCAGATGTTAGCCAAGCAATATAAAGCTCAAGGTGGGGGCTATACATAAACATTTTTTTATTAGTCTGTATTATGTCTTTGCCTATAGTAACTGGCGCAATAACCTTTTACTACAGTTGGAAAACTACTGAGGAAATACACAATGGCACTTAAAAAGTCTCAACAATCTCTAGCAGATTGGACAAAAGAAGATTGGGGCACTAAATCTGGTAAGCCTTCTACGCAAGGCCCAAAGGCTACGGGCGAGCGTTATCTTCCTAAGAGTGCTAGAGAATCTTTATCGTCGGCAGAGTACGCCGCGACTTCTAAAAAGAAAAGAGAAGACAAAAAAAAGGGCAAGCAGTTTTCAAAGCAACCTAAAAAGATTGCAAAAAAGACTGCTCGCCACAGGGCCAGCACAGGGGGGCTTATCTCATCCGCAATGGATGTTAGCAAACCCTGTTGATAGCGTCTATTTCTGTCTCTAGTTGAGAGTGCATATCACCCGCAATTTCTTTGAAAGATCTAATAGCCGCACGAACTAATATTTGAGAGCCTTCTTCTTTAAAAACTTTAGAGATATGTTCATCCGGTAGTTCTGTTTGTTCAGTCATAAGAACACCATCCGAATCTATAATAATACGAAACCCAATTATTGTTGCGTCTGCCGGACTCATAACTCGCATGAGTTACCTACACAAGCTAAGGTTTGTGCTCCTTCCGTAAAATCATCTGACTCATTAAGATCCCACTCAAAATCTGTCGGAAAGTTTTTTACCATTTCATTATATTCTTCCTCTGTGATCTGTTCGTATGGGGCTTGGGCATAACTGTGCTCGTCATACGGTAAGAAAGAGATACCAGAGATAGAATCAAATTTATTGTAGACCCAGTTACCAATCTCAAGGAACTCAGAGTCCCGATAGTAGACAGTAATACTAGGCTTGTGCTCACACCAGTGTTCTTGGTACTTGGCCCACAACTCTAGCTGTTCCATCCCAGCCTGCTCAGAAGCGAATACAGCGCCCTCTGGAGCCTGTTTAGGGAAGGAGAATACCTTGGTACTGGGTGAGAAGTTATCCATCTCACAAGGCACTCCAGCGTCTTCTAAGACCTTGCAAAGAGGGTCACGCATATCAGCCCTAACACGGCGAATATAATAAGGTGCGTATCGCCCATGAATCCCAGAGGCAGAATCAACTAATTGAGATACTGTGCCGCTAGGCTTGACGCAAGTTATAGCCGCGCTCTGCGGAATACCTAGACGCTCTGCCCACTCTTTGTTGGTTGCAATAGAAATATCACGCAGATCTTCAAGCAGTAAATCAAGATCTTCGTTCTCAAGAGTAAGTAGTGGATTATCTAGAATACCTGTCAGGCTTACACCTAACAAAGATTCTTCTTCTGTATTCGTTTTCCAAACACCTCTTAGGTATCTGAAGTCCGTGAGGGTGGCTTGGAGAGTTCCCAAGATAGTCGCAATTCGTACTTTTCTCCTGAGAGATTCAGCCGTATCTTCCGGTCTGACGACAACTTCTGAAAGGTTGCATACTTGTGACTTTCTAAGGATGATTTCAGAGCATGGATTTGTTCCGAAATCTCTGTCGCTATCCCGCCTACCATTTCTTTCAGCTTGTTTTTGGCTTGCGGCTCTACTGAAGATTCCGCGTTCTCCGCTTTTTGATTCATAAAGACTTCTCCACTCATCTAAGAATTGTTCAAAGGAAGGCTTGCTGGTGTAGCAGGCGCTGTTGTTTGCAAGCCCGCGCTGTGACTCAGTGTTGTACCAAGCACCGTGCTTTGCTTGCCGTAGTGCATCATCAGAAAGGTCTGACAAACTAATCAGGGCTGATCGTCTGACTCCTCCGACAACGACGATTTGTGCGATTTTACAGCAAAGATCGTGGCATTCAAGGGACGTAAGCTTTCGTCCAGCCGCTTCTTTAAATAATCTAACTGTAAATCGGAAGAGGTCGATAAGAGGTTCTGGGCCACTTGCTCTACCTCCAAAAGTTTTGAGCGAGGAACCCGCAGGTCGAACTCTAGATGTGTCCCATTCTGGTACTTGACCACTATACAACAACGATACCAATTCCCGATACGATTTCGCCCATCCAACTTTTGAATCCGGTACGTGTATGACTGTATCTGTTGCATGAAATTCCTCTGCGATTTCTGGGAGTTTAGAAATATATTGATCTTCTACACTGTACCCGACACCAGTGCCACACATAAGCACATACATCATCTCGTCAAAAGATCTGGGGCTGTCAATAGCAATGTAGCTACAATTAAAGCCTGCCATATTATCGCGGTCTAGTGCTGGGCCTGCGGTCATCAACGCCCTCATGGATGGCATAACTTCTAGCTTATGAATAGCTTGAAATATTTCTACACGCTCTTCGTCCGTAAGTTTATCACCCCAATACTTTATGTATCGGGTAATTGTCTCTCGCCATGTTTCTCGCCTTTCTTCTTGCGGGAGATAACGAGCGTATCTGCTTTTGTGTATGTATTGTTGATAGGCGTCCAAGGTTATTCCTCCAATTCGTCTAAATCATTTAGGTCATTAATATTAAGTTTGTATTTATTTCTTTTCTTGAGGGGTTTGTGCTTGTCTTCATCTCGCTCCTCATGTTTTTTTCTTTTATGCCGACTAAACTTTTCTAGTCTTTCGCGCTTGCGGTCATTTATCATCACTGAGGCTCCCCCTTTTTGAAGCGTCTATCCAATCCTCTGGGATACTATCCTCAGAGAACCATCTAAAACCCTTAGAAGAGGCCCACTCAGCATGGTTACGTTTTGTACCGTCTTTACGGCGCTTTGCTTGAGGCATTGGTGCATTGGGGTCAGCAAACAAAAATACCAACTCAATATCTTTTGGAAGAGCTTTTGCTATCCAAACATATTTATTATATTCGGTGTGATCCCAGAAGCGTCCCTTTGCCTCTAGATATATTTTTTTACCATCAACCTCACGTATAAAATCTGGATGGTACGTATGTTCTACTATATACTCTGCTTTTTCTGAATGAATTTTCCAATCATTTAGAATGCCAGAGTGTAGTTCATACTCCCAATTAGAATCATAGCCCTTAATGGGGGCTTTGTCTACTGGACGTTTAACGCGCTGTTTGCGGTAGCCCTTTCTTATTTTTGGTTTCAATGGATTATTATTCTTTCTTCGTCTTCAAAATAAAATTTTAGTATAGTATACAGTTCAAATAGTAGCTCTTCTTCTATCGGCTCTTCATCTGCCAGTTGTTTGGCGCAAAAAAAGATAAGCGCCTCTAAACTGAGAACCTTCATAATAGATCAGTATAATTGTAGCTGTCAATAGATCTAGAAGGATTAAGCCTAAAGAGTTTCTTTAATTTGCGACGAGTCCATTTTTCTGTAAATGAAGAATTGAAAATCTGTCTGTCACTAAAGTAAAATTTATCTTGATTTAAGAACTGTTTGTAGTTGTTGGCTGTAATCTTGTTTGCCTCTTCTTCATTAGGCATAAGACTTCTCAACCACTGAACTGAAATAACAGTAACATGGCGATTTATTTTTTTCATAGTTTTACTGTTCATACAATCTCTTCAACCCTTGGGGCAACTTCTACGTGCGTCAGATACATGGGGCCGTTTGAATATTTAAATGCTCTAAGACCTTTACCATTGTTAGCATCTTTGTAGCACTCAAATTTATATGGACAATATGCACAACTTCTATGTAATTTCATATTGCCTTTCTTGCCTTCTGGAACCGACTCGTAACAGCGAGGCGGGGGAGTAGCAAGCTTTAGAGATTTCTTTATACTCTGTATTTGAGTATTGATGTTTGGCTTATCAAGCTCTTCTGGGCGGTAGAGACAAAGCTCTCCGCTTTCTTTATTGATTACAAGGAAGCCGCCTTCAGAGGAGTTCTCAGCCTCTTCATAGCCAGCAAGCTGGGACATATAACCAAAGGGATCATCTTCACGCAGACGCCCCTCACGAAACTTGTTGAACGAGAACTTAGATGCAGTCTTTATATCGACCACCTCACCGTCTATCTTACAGTCAATGTGGCCCTTTACTCCCTTCACATCTACTTCTTTCTGTTCGTCGGTGACCTCGTGGCCTGAAGCCCTGACAAGCATCAATAGAATTTCTTCTAGTATGTGGCCATACAGAAATTTAATTTGTAAAGAGGGTGAGGGTGCTGACGTTTCAGACGGTAGATTTTGTTCATACCAAAGCTGTCGAGCGGGACGACCAACATTAGACATACGGAGCGTGAACCCTGAGTTTCTTTCTGATGGCCTAGCCCAAGCAAGGAGCGAATCTTTAATACGAGACACAGTAAGGTCTAGATCTTCATCACTTAAATTAAATTCACGGCCTTCGGATAGCCCTAAAAGCTGTCCATAAATATCGTCAATTAGTGTGTCAAGTTTCATTTTCTATGCCTTACAAATCGACACTTGCGTGTCCTTGAATTGTAGTGAAGATACTGTACACCAAGTTCTTTTTGAAGTGCAGTCTTTGCAGATAGCCTACCGTCTTTATAAGACTTCACATCTATCAAAGTGATCTCGCCTTCTGGGTTCATGGCAACAATGTCCACCGGCCCTGTGCATCCGCAGTTCTTGAACACATGATAGCCGTTGTCCCACAACCACGTAACAGCATAGTGTTCTGCTAAGTCACCGACTCTGTTGGGTTCATGCCCCATCTTCATTAATTTTATTCCTATTCTTTTTTAGTTCAAATAACCATCGCTGGCCTTGGCGTTCTGCATCAACAAATATAGAGATGGTAATGAAAAACATTGCTAGTAAGATTAGGTGAACGTACACACTGCCGCCAAAGTAATACCAGCTTCCAGCCCACAATGCAAACGCACCGCTCCATGCCACAGACAAGTAAAACATTAAAAAGAATCTAGTCGTGGGATCAGGGATGTGGCGTAGCGGATTTATTTTGTGGTCAAAAATATAGTTGTACCAATCATACAACCACAGTCCAAATTTTTTCATACCCCAACCTCTCTTCTAATACAAACTGGCTCTGGGACCACTGTAATGACACAAATACGATAGGGGAGTCTAGTACAATCTTGTTGTTTTTTTTCTACAGTTATCCACTCAACACATCTACCGCCTGTGTTCGTAGAACAACCAGCTAATAATAATAAGAGCAGGCTAGTGCGTATCACTCCAGTTGTCTCCTATCTTGTACTCACCATCAAGAGGACAAAACAATTCTAACCCCTCACCCGCCTTTATTATAGCATCAACCCCCAGTTGTCCTGTTGAATCAGCTACAGATTCTTTTACTTCTAACTGCCACTCATCATGCACATTACAAACAAAGTGGGCGTCCAGCATATTAAGTTTAATTAGCTCATCCAGATGTATCATTGCCTGCTTCATAACAATTGCACCAGCACTCTGGAGCAGGGTGTTCAGTGCCGCGTGTTCAGATCTAACATACAGTTTACGCCCATCTAATCCTTTGAGGAAACCTTTTGAAGCCGCTCGTCCAACTGTGTCTTTAAGATGTTTAAATGCAGGGAGATTATCGAAGAAACGCTTTCTAAGTTTCGCACCATCACGCTTGTTTCCTCCAACCACACTGCCAAGCTTCTCATCTCCTGCTCCGTATAAGAGGGCATAGATAAATGTTTTTGCCTGATTTCTTGATTCAAGCCCTGCAAGTCGTTGGTTAGTTGAGTGTATGTCTCCGTGCAGTATTTCATTTTTGAAGTCCTCGTCCTTCATGTAATGGGCCAGCATACGTAATTCTAATCCGCTGGCATCAATACCTAATAGTTTGTAGCCGTCTGGAACCGACCAACAAGCCCTACATTCTTTCCCATAAGGTGATCCAAGACTAGGCACTTGTGCCATGTTCGGGCTGTTGTGGGTCATGCGTCCTGTAATCGTACCATTAGGATTAACAAAGCCCCTTACACGATCATCGTCACATACTTCTTTAAGCCAAGACTTAACTTGCGCTATGCGTTTCTGTAGCAATAAGTACTCTGCAATGAGCGTTGCCTCTGGTATATCTGTAATCTTACTGAGTGTAGATTCATCTACGATTGGCTGTCCTGTAGGCGTAAACTTTTTTGGCTTCCAACCAAAGTCAACAAGGTACTCACCGATCTGTTTACGAGATCCAAGATTAAAAGGTACTTCTTCAATTCGTACAGCCTTACGCTTAGTAGCTAAGTCCTCATACTCTTCTTGAGTCAGCCGCGTTTTCTTTGTTGAGCCTTGGATCTGGCCCATCTTAGAAAGCGCACCTGTCTTAGTAAAGTATGGAACAATAATAGTTTTGATTTGTTTGGGTCTGAAGGTCTTCTGAACCTCTCGCTCTACTTCTTTGAGGCGGTCAGTCAACTCAGCCTCAAGTAGTGTAGCCGCACGAATGTCTAACAGAAAACCTTTCTCGCGCTGATCAGCAATAATTTTTAATGTCTCATGTTCGAGTACAACTGATTGGCGGCTGAATCCACGAGACTCTGACTTGAGATTATTAAACATCTTAGCATTAAGAACCGCATCGTTGCGGCAATAGTTCAGCATCTCTGGAGTGTATTCTCCAAACTCTGTATGCTCTATTTTCTGTAGACCAATGCGGTAGCCCCAAGACTCAAGGCTATGTCCACCCTCTCGTGTAGGATTAAAGAGGCGTGACAATACAAGCGTATCAACTATAGCCCGACCCTCTGCTAAATCTATGTTGTGTATCTTCTTGATAGCTGGGAGATCATAACCAATAATGTTATGCCCGATAAGCTTATCAGCAGATGTTAGAAAGGCGAGGCCATTGACAATCTCCGTAGGCCCAAAGGTTTTGGTTTCACCAGAGTCAGGATCAACTGCGGCAATACACCAAATCTTTGTAGGCTCTAGGCTGTCGGCCTCAATATCAAATACTATACTTTTCATAATTCAAGATCGTCTTGTTCTTCTACTTCCATTGATATTTCACTGAGTCTACCAGTATCTTTATCGTAAAACAAATGCGTGGCGATACCTGTGTCTCCAGTGTAACGAGACTTGAGAACACGTACTCTAGTAGTACTGGCTTCAATAGGATCTTCTGCCTGCTGGTTGCGCTCAAGAGATATAACTGAATCAGATAGCTGTGCGATACTTTGCGATCCTCTCATGTGGCTGAGATTAACTTCTATACCATTCTCGTGACCGCGATTACCATCAACTCTTCTGAGGTGCGACACAAGGATTAGCCCTACACCTGTCTCCTCTACCAGAGTCCTGAAGTTGTGCATAATAGAATCAATGTTGCGGCGCTCGTCACCATCAGTAGTCATAGACAGGAGCATATGTAGGTGATCAAAAACTATCCACTTACATTCAAGGCCCATCGCCATGAAGCGCAGTTTAGAGAAGACACTATCTACATCATTCATCCCAAGGTGAGCATGAACATAGACTCTGTTCTCGTTGTTACCGCCATATAAAACATTAAAGAAATTATCAATCTCTTCATCGCTGAACTGAGCACGAACACTATCTATGTGTAGTCGGGCATTCGCCTCAATAGAAAGTATACCATCTACTGTTCTGCGCCAATCCTCTTCAAGAGCTATGACACCCACTCTATCATTTGTATTGGTAATCAACCAGTGCTGGAGTTCTCGCGTTACACTAGACTTACCAAGGCCCGTTCCACCAGTAAGAGTTATTAATTCTTTTTGGCGTAAGCCTTCTAGCTTTGCATTCAAGCCGTGCCAAGGATAGGGAACTGCTTCTTTCTTCTCGCGCTTCTTGTAGTTCTCACGCTCTTCAGAAACATTAAGAATACCAGAAGGCGTATAAAGTTTAGCCGCCCACCAAGAGTTGACATAAGCTTTGTGCTGTCCAAGCTTGAGCATTTCATTAGGATCTTTAAACTCTTTTGGAAGAGTAATGATCTTGGCCTTTCCCGGCTTGAGCACACGAGCAACTTTCTTTGAAGCTTCTATACCGGCCTTGTCATTATCAAAGCTGATAACCACATAGTTGAAAGACTCAAGAAACTCTAAGTTCTCTTGTACATCTTTAGCCGCGCCTTGCGCTCCGTTCTTAACAGAAACTACAGGCCACTTACTACCAAGCAGTTCGTATGCCGCCATAGCGTCACACTCTCCCTCAGTAATAGTGATAAACTTACCGCCAGCCTGTGCTACCTGCTGACCAAATAAACCTGTACCTTTAGGTGATCCCGTCCAACTAAAATGTTTATCGGGTCTTCGTATCTTTGTAGCAACTTCTTCGTTGTTGATGTAGGCCGGATAATGATGTTCGATGATCTTGCCCGACTCGTCTTTGACGGATCGAACACCATATTTTTTAACTGTATCTAATGTAATTGATCTATCTGTTAGTGCGTGATACACGCTTTGTTTGTCCTGAATAATGTTATTACTTGATCTCTGATATGATGAAAAGTCTGCCACGTTGCCTCCCATTGCAGATTCATAATCTCTAAAAAACTCACCACAACTAAAACATTTTGCAGAGCCATCTGAATTAATGGAGACAGGATCACTGCCTCCACAATTCGGACAGGGCTTGTGGTACTCCACAAATTCGCCCATGTATTACTCCTCCGTTGCATTATCCTCAACAACCGCAGAATCGTCCAACAGCTCTTGCATCTTTTGGTGTAGTGCTACCGCAGATGCTTGAGCAATAGTTACTTCGTTTTGAAAGTCATCAATGCGATCATTAACATTAGCTAACAGCTTGAAGCAGGAAACCGCCTCAAGTGGTAGCTTTGATACATCGTAAACTTTATCTTCAAAAGTGTAACGATAATTCACAGCTCATCTCCATCGTCATCTTCAATGTCGAACTCAGCACCATCAGGGCTGGCATATTCAACCAACTCTATTACTTGCATTGCTTGAAAGTCAAGCCCCTTGTACAGCGTACCGTTCCAAGTGGACTCCCACTCTTTGTACTGAACCTTTACCTTTGAACCATTACCAACAGCGGCATTCAAAGGTTGCTTATGTTTATCCAACAGCTTTGGAGCAGAGCGCACCATACCGTTGGGGCCATTAACTTTTCGTTTAATAATAATTGCTGGGCCTTCTTCCATATCCTTTACAGTAAAGCCTCGTGATCTAAAATCACTAGCGACCTCATCAGATACCACCAAATTCACAGTGTACACAGGTTGGTACGTTGTGTTTGGTGTAGTAACAGATGCCCAATATGCATTACCTTCAACAAGAGCCATAATCTAAATCTCCAATTTATTACAAATGAAATTAATGTACTGCGGTATCATACTATAAACAAAATCTTCAGTCTT